TTGCAACATCACGGTTTACTGCGTCCGATCTTCCTGCTTTGATGGAAAGAATCACTCGCAATAGTATTGGAATGGATGAATATTTTGATCGTTTATTTAATCTTCACGAAACTACAACAAACTATCCCCCCTACAATCTTATTCAGGTAAATAATGTAGAGTCTCATTTAGAGATTGCATTAGCAGGATTCAAGAAGGGAGAGGTTAATGTTTTCACAGAATATGGAAAGCTTTTTGTCGAAGGGCAAAAATCAGATGCCGAATCGGATAGGACGTTTATCCACAAGGGAGTGGCTAGCAGAAGTTTTAAACGAGCGTGGACTTTATCCGACGACACAGAAGTTCGCGAAGTCACATTTGAAGACGGACTTTTACGGATCGTACTTGGGAAAATAGTACCAGAGCATCATACAAGAAAGGACTATCTCTAAATAATAATACCTGAATGGGTGGTTCTTTTCAGGAGGAGGGTGAAAGTCCCTCCTTATAAAGGTTGGAAAGCGGAAATTATAAATATTTTATGAACCAAGTATCGTCGCCGCAGGGGAGCAACTGGCAAAATCCAGTTGACGCTCCCCCATTTTTTTGCTATACTGGTAGGAGCACATAGAGTAAAATGTCAATTAAACTAGCACTCTTGAAGTCGGGTGAAACTGTCATTTCCGACGCTAAAGAACTCATTTCTGATGAAAAAGTTTGTGGATTTCTTTTTACGAATCCACATAAAGTTGAAACTCGGAGAACTGTTCTATTGGTTGAAGAAAACGAGAATCCAAGTGGCGACCTAGAGGTTTCACTATCGCCCTGGATTGTTCTTACAAAGGATACTCAAATTCCAGTTCCTCCAGATTGGATTGTAACCATTGTAGAACCAATTGATACTATTAAACAAATGTATGAGGAAAAAGTAAATGTCCAAAATAGTGAAGTGTCTTTTACTGAAGGTTGATAATGTAATTGTCACCGAAATTGAAGAAGTTCCTTCTGAACTTGGTGAACCTGATTGTCGCATTATCAATCCATATCAAATTAATTCTGAAGGTGAACTTACTCCTTGGCCAGAAGTTACTGACCAGAGAGAGATGATGATCCATTCTGATAGTATTTTGACTATCGTTGATCCAAAAGAAGAAATTATTGAAAAGTATCTTAAATTAACTGCCTGATGTCGCTTCGTTTTTACACTAACGTTCAAATGGTCGGGGATCACTTCTTGGTTCGTGGTTATGAAAATGGTAAACATTTCATGACCCGTGAGAAGTTTTACCCGACTCTTTTTGTCCCCTCAAAAAAGAATACTGAATATCAAACACTAAATGGTGAATATGTTGAAGCAGTGCAACCTGGAACTGTAAGAGAATGTAGGGAGTTTATTAAAAAGTATGACGGTGTGAAGGGGTTTGATATTTCTGGAAATGACCGATACATCTATCAGTATATTTCTGAGACTTATCCAGAAGATGAACTCAAGTTTGATATTAGTAAAATTAAAGTTACAACAATCGATATTGAGGTTGCATCAGAGAACGGATTCCCTGATGTAGAAAGTTCTGCTGAAGAAGTATTGCTGATTACCATTCAAGATTATAATACGAAACAAATCCGTACTTGGGGTCTTGGTAAGTTTAATAATCAGCAGAGTAATGTAAACTACCGTTCTTTTTCAAATGAATATGATTTGTTGAACGACTTCATTAGTTGGTGGATGATTGAGGAAAATACTCCAGAAGTCATTACTGGTTGGAACAGTGAACTGTACGACATTCCATATTTGGTTCGTCGCATAGACCGTGTTCTTGGTGAAAAACTGATGAAGAGAATGTCTCCATGGGGACTTGTAACTGAAAGTGAAAAATTTATTTCTGGGCGCAAACATATCTCTTACGATATTGGTGGAGTGAGTCAACTTGATTATCTGAATCTTTATAAGAAGTTTACTTATAAGGCACAGGAATCTTATCGTCTTGACCACATTGCAAATGTAGAACTTGGACAGAAAAAACTGGATCACTCTGAGTTTGATACTTTCAAAGACTTCTACACCAAAGGTTGGCAGAAGTTTGTGGAATACAACATCAAGGACGTTGAACTTGTTGACCGTTTGGAAGACAAGATGAAACTGATTGAACTTGCTTTGACAATGGCATATGACGCTAAGGCAAATTATGCTGATGTGTTCTCTCAGGTTCGTATGTGGGATACAATTATCTACAACTATCTGAAAAAGAAGAATATTGTGATTCCTCCGAATGTGAGGTCTGATAAAGATTCTAAGTATGCTGGTGCATATGTAAAAGAACCGATTCCTGGTGTGTATGATTGGGTGGTGAACTTTGACCTTAACTCTCTGTATCCTCACCTGATTATGCAATACAACATCTCCCCAGAAACTTTGGTGGAACAACGTCATCCCTCAGTAACTGTGGATAAGATTTTGAATCAAGAAATTGATTTTGAACCTTATAAAGAGTATGCAGTTTGTGCGAATGGTGCAATGTACCGTAAGGATGTTCGTGGATTTCTTCCTGAACTGATGGAGAAAATCTATAAAGATCGCACCATCTATAAGAAGAAAATGATCGCTGCCAAACAAGAGTATGAGAAGAAGAAAACCAAAGAACTGGAAAAGGAGATTGCAAGGTGTAACAACATTCAAATGGCAAGGAAGATTCAACTTAATAGTGCTTATGGTGCTATTGGTAATCAGTACTTCCGTTATTTTAAACTAGCGAATGCTGAAGCAATTACTCTTTCTGGACAAGTTTCTATTCGTTGGATTGAAGATAAGATTAATAAGTATCTGAATAAAGTTCTTAAGACACAGGATATTGATTATGTTATTGCTTCTGATACTGACTCCATTTATCTTAATATGGGTCCTTTGGTTGAAACTGTATACAAGGGAAGAGAGAAAACTACTGAAAGCGTTGTTTCGTTCCTTGATAAGGTCGCTAAGGTGGAACTTGAAAAGCATATTGAAGGTTGCTACCAAGAACTGGCGGACTATGTGAATGCTTATGACCAGAAGATGCAGATGAAGCGGGAGAATATTGCCGACCGTGGAATCTGGACTGCCAAAAAGCGTTATATTCTCAATGTTTGGGATAGTGAAGGTGTTCGTTATGAAGAACCTAAACTCAAGATGATGGGCATTGAGGCAGTCAAGTCTTCTACTCCAGCACCTTGTCGTCAGATGATTAAGGATGGTCTGAAACTAATGATGAGTGGGACTGAAGAACAGGTGATTAAGTTTATTGATAAGTGTCGTTCTGACTTCAAAAAACTTCCACCAGAGCAGATTTCTTTCCCAAGAACTGCTTCTGATGTTCGTAAGTATCGTTCCCAGTCTGACATTTATATGAAGGGAACACCAATTCATATTCGTGGAGCACTTCTCTTTAATCATTATATTAAAGAGAAAAACCTAACCAATAAATATTCACTTATTGGTAATGGGGAAAAGATTAAATTTATTTACCTCAAAAAACCAAATATTATTCAAGAGAATATTATCTCCTTTATTCAAGACTTTCCTACAGAACTTGGTCTTGACAAATACATTGACTATGAACTACAATTTGAAAAGAGTTTTCTTGAACCACTTAAGTCCATTCTTGATGCAATTGGATGGAAAACAGAACATACAACAACCCTAGAATCATTTTTTAACTGATGGATTTGCCTATTAACGAAAAAGAATTGAATACGATTATTAGTGCTATGAGATTGGGAGGAGATTCTGCATTGTATCAAAAACTATGGACTTATAAAATGAACTATATTGATAAAAATAAAAATGAGGAGAAAGAATGATGGATTTTCTAAAAGATATTGTAAAAGAGATCGGTGGTGAATATACACAACTTGCTTCCGATATTGATGAGACGGAGACTTATGTTGATACGGGTTCATACATTTTTAATGCACTGGTTTCAGGTAGCATATTTGGTGGTGTATCTGGGAATAAAATTACTGCTATTGCTGGAGAGTCTTCTACTGGAAAGACTTTTTTCTCTCTCGCCGTGGTTAAGAACTTTCTTGATACTCATTCCGATGGTTACTGTCTCTACTTTGACACTGAGGCTGCTATCACTAAATCTCTTTTAGAATCCCGTGGAATTGATACTTCTCGTCTTGTGGTTGTCAATGTTGTTACTGTTGAAGAGTTTCGTGGAAC